TGCAACCTGGTGGAAACCACCGCTCATCCCGGCGCCCGGCCAGAGCATCAGGTGTGGCAGGGAAAGGTATTCAGCCGCAGTGGCAAGCACAGCAAGTACCCTGACTTTGTAAAATCCACTGGTTACGGTACTGGTGCAGGACTCTGCGGCTGGAACTGCCGACACAGCTTCTTTCCATTCTTCGATGGGCTTTCCTCATCAGCATATCCCCGCGAACAACTACGGAAATATGAAAATCAGACCGTCCAGTACAACGGCGAAACCATCAAATACTACGATGCCACCCAGATGCAACGAGCCATGGAACGCCAGATCAGGGCCACCAAGCGCGAACTGGCCGGGTATGATGCAGGTATGAAAGCCACTGATAGCGAAGAGCTGCGCAACGCCCTAAACGAGCAGTTTCAGGCGGCATCGGTGAAGCTATCCCGGCAGAAGTCACAGATGGACGATTTTCTTAGCCAGACCGGTATGCTACGGCAGGGCGAGCGAGAGCAGGTGCTCGGGTTTAACCGATCGGTATCATCTAAGGCCGTGTGGGCAAATAAACACCGTTGAATTGCGCCCCAACAGGGCGCTTTTTTATACCATTTTTGACCGCCCCGACGTCGTAAAACTACGGGGCACAAGTGATGCGACCACGTAAAAAGCGTAGTGTGTGGAGGAATTATGAAACGCGAAGATTTGACCGCCCTCAATATCACCGACGATGCAACCGTCCAGAAAATTATGGATTTGCACGGTGCTGATCTGACCAAGCTGCAGAACACTGTTTCCGCTCTGACCACGGAGCGTGACGGGCTCAAAACGCAGCTCGGAGAGGCCAACGGCAAGCTGGCCGGGTATGACCCCGACTGGAAAACCAAAGCTGACACGGCGGCGGTGGAGGCTCAAAAGAAGCTCGACGCGCTGAAATTTGATTATGCACTCAATGATGCTTTGAAAGCTGCCAAGGTGCGCGATACCGTATCGGTTAAGGCACACCTCAAAACCGACGCAATGAAGCTGGACGGTGAATCTATTCTCGGGCTCAAAGAACAGCTTGAAACGCTCAAAACCGAAAAGGGCTTTCTTTTCGAAAGTGATGAAAAGCCGCCCATATTTTCCAAACCTACCCCCGGCCCGCAGACCGGTACGCTTACCAACAATGAAAAGGCGAACGCCGCCCTGCGCGAAGCGTTCGGACGAAAAGGAGATTAAAATATGCCTATTGATAGACAGGCCGCAGAGGCCCTTATTCAGGAACAGATCGTTTCTACCATTTTTCAGGACGCCCCCAAAAACTCGGCAGTTCTTGCCCTGATGCGCAAGCTCCCGAACATGACCAGCAAGCAGACCCGGATTCCCGTGCTGGATATGCTCCCCATGGCCTACTGGGTCAACGGTGATACCGGCTATAAGCAAACCTCACAGCAGGCTTGGGATAACGTGTATTTGACCGCTGCAGAGCTGGCCGTTATCGTCCCCATCCCGGAGGCCGTGCTGGATGATGCCAGCTATGACATCATGGGCGAAGTCACCCCGCGCGTCAACGAAGCGATGGGTCAGAAGGTTGATCAGGCAATCGCGTTCGGCATCGGTCGCCCCAGCGAATGGCAGTCCGACATTATCACACTTGCCCGGCAGGCTGGCAACAACGTCGCAGCATCCGGCGGCATTACCTATGACAATATCATGGGTACAAGCGGCTTGATTGCAAAGGTTGAAGAATCCGGATACATGGTCAACGGTATTCTTTCCTCTTTGAAAGCTAGGGCAGCGTTGCGCGGATTGAAAGACACTACTGGCAGGCCGCTGTTTGTGTCTGATATGAAGGGCTCCACGCCCTATGCGCTGGACGGCACGCCCATCACATTCGATCAGAACGGCGCATTTGATATGTCCACCGCGCAAATGATTGCCGGTGCGTGGAATCAGGCTGTATACGCGATGCGTCAGGACGTGACCGTAAAAATCCTGACAGAAGCCACCATCATTGATCCGGCAACAAAGCAAATTGTGTACGCTCTGGCCCAGCAGGATATGATTGCCCTGCGTGTCGTGATGCGCCTCGGGTGGGCGCTGCCAAATCCGGTTACCCGTCTGAACGGCGATCGCGCAAATGTACCGTTTGCATACTTGGAACCCACTACCCCGGCAACCGATTACGCTGTAACCTTCACGGTAATGGACAACGCTGAAACCCCTGCTGCCATTTCCGGCGCGCGTATTGACGTCAACGGTGCGAAGAAGCTGACCGATGCTGACGGTACCGCAGTATTCAATCTGCGCCCCGGCACCTACCCGGCCACCATCAAAAAGGCAGGATATGTGACGCAAACTGCTACTGTGACGGTTGCCAGCGCGGCAATTGCGCAGCCGATCACTCTGCCGATCGTGCAGTAAGGAGCAGCTATGATCTACGCAGACTTTGAGTATTACCGTGATGTATACCACGGGTCTGCAATCGATGAGGACGCTTTTCCGACTCTTGCCCGGGAAGCGTCCCTCTTTATCGATCAGCTGACCTACAATCGGCTCAATCAAGGCCGGGCGGTGACGGATGCCGTGAAGATGGCGACATGTGCAGTGGCAGAATGCATCCAAGAATACAAAGATGCGCGAAAGGCTGCGAGAACAGCCGCCGGCGTCAAAAATGAAACCGTCGGGAGCTGGAGCGTTGCTTATCAGGACCCCGGCATCATCCGCGAAGCGCTCGATTCTGCACTGTCTGACACCGCGGCACCTTATCTGATTTATACTGGCCTGATGGATCGGTCAACTGGAGGACACTGCCGATGAATTGGCTGCACAGCATAACAATCTACAACTACACCAAGGCCGGATACAATCGTACCGTCTTGCGTGGCGTGCTCTGGGAGGATACCAAAGCAAAAAACGTTAACAAGACTGGCTCGGCTGCCGTGGACAGCGTGCGGGTATTTATCCCGTTCAATGTTGATTCCGGTGGCGCAGTATATAAGCTGCCCACAGACTATCAGACAGCACCTGCCGGTGCGTGGACGATGCAAACCAAGGCTAAGGATTTTATGGTCAAGGGTGAATGCGCTTTTGTACCAGCCCCCAGTGGTTCCATTGCTGAGCTGACACAGAATTACGATGCTTTGACCATCACAAGCGTGGCCACATTTGACTACGGCGGACTGACGCACTGGGAAGTGGGTGGGAAATGATGGACGGTCCAGAGATTAAAACCCCGCGCGGGGAAATCATTGTCACCAGTGCCGGAAAAGCGCGACTCACATGGAGCACTAGTTTCAAAAACAAGTGGCAGGGGCATTACACCCGCGCGCAGCAGTATGTTGACAGCGAAGTTCTGCGCCTTTCTACCCCACTCATCCCTATCCGAACAAGCATGTTGATTAAGTCCGGGCAGCTTGGCACAGTACCTGGCAGTGGTCTTGTTCGCTGGATAGCACCACATGCACGAAAGCAATATTACGATACCGCTAAATCCCGTCCTTACGACCCCCGGCGCGGCGCGTATTGGTTCGAGCGAATGAAAGCCATCCACGGCACGCAGATCGTGAATGGCGCGAAGAGGATGGCGGGAGGCGGCACAAAATGAGTATTATTGAATCCCTGAAATCTTTTATCGCCACCTGCCCCACCCTCAACACTTTTGCTGACCTGCATGTTGATGGATTAGAACCCGGTGCGGTCAACTACAGCATCGACACTCTGCCGGGCGCCCGAATTCTCACGCAGGATCTCGCCGGGAACAAAACCCGGGAATTTCCTTTCGCATTGACCTCTCGGGAGGCGGCGGTTGACGACCTCGCACGAATCGCAAACAGTGGATTTTACGAAGATTTTGCCGATTGGCTTGAGGAACAGACAGACCTTGACAATCTGCCTGACCTCGGAACGAACAGAACAGTGGAATCTATTGAAGCGACGTCGTGGGGTTACCTGTACCAACGCGACGAGAATGACCAGACCGCAATTTATCAGATTATCTGTAAAATGACTTATACCGATTGGAAAGGATGATATACATGGCAGGAAAAATCAAGCGGTCGCTGTTCGCGATCTTTATGAATACTACCCCGAAAGAAACAGCCACCTATGCACGCATGGGACAGGGTATTACCAGCCATAAGGTGGATTATAACCCTGAAACCTCTGATGAAACCTATGTATCCGAGGATTCGGGAACCACTGACGTGGAGAGCTATAAACCCAGCATCGCCACTCAACAGACAGCCATTCAGGGCGACGAAGTTTTCGACTTTGTGGACGGGCTGCGGCAGAGCCGTGCGGTACTGGACGCAGCTCGAACCGATATTGTGATGGTCAATCTGTACGGTACAGCTACCGGCGGTGCTTACCCCGCAGAGAAGAACACCGTATCCATCCAGATTGATGACTTCGGCGGCGATGGCGGTAAGAGTGTCGAGATCAACTACACCGTCAACATGGTCGGGGATCCGGTCAAGGGGACTTTTGATCCTTCTACCAAGACCTTTACGCCCGAAGGGAGTGGGTCCTGATGGAAGAATTACGTATTGACACCGGTGGGGTCAAGTTAAAAGTTAATGGTGACCCCACCCGGGTAATTGCCTTTAACCCCACCGACATTTCCTTTGCCGAGCGCTTTTATAGCTTGCTCAGCGAGTTCGAGGAAAAAGAAAAGGAATACCAGCAGAAAGTTGAGGCTTTGCAGAAAAACACGGAGCTTGATGCATTTGGCATCCCAAAGAATTTCGGGGGCGCTCTCGCGCTGCTGCGTGAAACTTGCGGCTTCCTGCGCGAGAAGATCGACAACGTTTTCGGCGCTGGAACCAGCCAGACAGCTTTCGGGGACGCAAACACATTGGACATGTTTGAACAGTTCTTCAACGGCATCGCGCCATGTGTTCAAAAGGCGCGGGAAAAGCAGGTCGATAAGTACACCGCGCCGCGCGCGGCCTACCGGAACGTGCTGAAATGAACGTCCTGATTGACGGCCTGCCGACCGCTGCGGAAATCGACGGTGTGGAATATGAGCTGAACACCGATTACCGCATCGGCCTACAGATCATGACTGCTTTCGAGGATCCGAATTTAACCGGATACGAAAAGCAGCTTGTCATGCTGCGGCTGCTTTACCCCGTCATTCCATCAGATGCCCGCCGCGCCGCAGAATTGGCCGTGAAGTTTTTGAACTGCGGGCAGGAGCCAAAGCTAAACGACGACGAGGCTGACCCCACCCGGTATTACAGCTGGTCACAGGACGCACGGTATATCATGTCAGCAATCGAGCAGACCTACCAAATTGACCTTTCCACAGCGGGCCTGCACTGGTGGCGGTTTACGTATATGTTTTTGGATTTACAAGAGGACTGTTTTTTCAGTCGCTTGATTTATTTGCGAAAGCAGAAAGAAAAAGGCAAGCTCACCAAGGAAGAAAAAGAGTGGTACTACTCCATGCGGGAAATAGTTGACCTGCCCGAGATTTACACCTCGGAAGAACAGGCAGCAATCAATAAATTTATGGCGCAGCTCGGGCAGTGATGCCCGGGCTGTTTTATTTGCATAAAGGCAGGTGATACGCTTTGGCAATGGGCTACGACGGCAGTATTAATATTGACACCAAGATCGACAGCTCTGGTTTTAATCAGGGCGTCAAGGGACTCAGTGGGAAACTGGATGGAATTACCTCATCCCTCAAAAAGCTGGCCGCGGCTGCTGGCATCGCTTTTGGCGTCGCTGCGGTGGTTAACTTCGGCAAAGCTTCGGTCAGCGCCGCAACTGAGCTCTCTAACGCCATGATGGGCCTGCAAAGCATCATGGAAGGCCAAGGACGCAGCTTTAAGGCGGCGCAAGCCTTTATTCAGCAGTACACAGCCGACGGCCTTATTCCGGCGACGAATGCCATCACCGCATACAAAAACCTTGCTTCGCGCGGCTACACCGACCCACAGATTCAAGACACCCTCCAAGCACTGAAAGATTCTGCTGCGTTCGGCAGGCAGGCCAGCTATTCTCTTGGCGACGCTGTCACGTCAGCAACCGAAGGTCTGAAAAACGAAAACTCGGTGCTCGTCGATAATGCCGGCGTTACAAAAAACGTCGCGAAAATGTGGGAGGATTACGCCAAGAGCATCGGCGTATCCACGCAAAACCTCACCAAACAGCAAAAAATTCAGGCCGAGTACAACGGCATCATGGAAGAAACCCGCTTTCAGGTGGGCGATGCCGCCAAGCTGGCTGGTACATACTCCGGTCAGGTACAGCAGCTGGGATTTAATTTTAACAACCTAAAGGTCGCGGTTGGCAACGCCTTAATCCCCATTGCCAGTGCGGTTCTTCCTGGCCTAAACGCAATTATTACTGCCCTCACCCGCGTGGCAAACCTCTTCGCCCAGGTCACGACCGCGATTTTTGGCCGCCAGGCATCACAGCAGCAGGCCGTAGCGAATACGGCTTCCAATATTGCCACTTCCTCCAACGACGCAGCGAAGGCGCAGAACAAGCTTGCCGACGCAACGAAAAAAGCCGGCAAGGCCGCGGATGGAGCACTCGCGGGATTCGATGAACTGAACGTTTTACAGCAGGGCACCTCAGCCGGAAGCTCGTCGGCAGACACTTCCACTCCAGACGTTTCCGGCGGCACGGCGATAGATCCCATTGGCGGGCAAGAGATCGGCGCAGGCGTTACTGTAAGCCCTGCGGTACAGGCGGCAGCGGATACCATCAGAGGGATTTTTGCAGACCTTAATACCGCTCTTATCCCCACTAAAACCGCCTTAGCTGGGCTGTGGGGCGAATTTCAACGGCTCGGTGGGTTTGCATGGCAAGGGCTGCTTGATTTCTACAACAGTTTTTTGGTGCCGGTCGGGCGCTGGACGCTCGGTGCCGGGCTGCCTGGATTTATCAATGCCCTAAAAGACGGCATGTCAAAGATCGACTGGGGAAAAATCAACAGTGCTTTGCATGACTTGTGGCTCGCCCTGGCTCCGTTTGCGATCAATGTAGGCGAGGGTCTTCTATGGTTTTGGACGAACGTTCTCGTGCCGCTGGGGACATGGACAATGAATAACGTCGTTCCGTTGTTTTTGGACATCCTCGCAAAAGCAATCGAAATTCTGAATGGCATTATTGAAGCCCTGAAACCCCTTGCTCTTTGGCTGTTTGATAACTTTTTGAAGCCCTTGGCTGAATGGACTGGTGGCATTATCGTCAGTGTGCTGACCGACATCAAGGACGCGCTTGGCGGTATCTCCGACTGGATCAGCAAAAATCAAGGGCTTGTACAGGGCATGACCGTGACGGTCGGATTGTTTTTCGCGGCGTGGAAAGTTGCTGACCTGCTCGAATTTGTCACAAACGCAGGCGGCGTAGTTGGAATCCTTGGAAAGATGAAAGAGGGTTTGTGGGCTGTTACCGGTGCAAAAGTTGCTGATAAAGTCGAAACTCTCTATCTTGCAGGCCTGTACGCGAAGGATTTTTTGGTCAGTCTTGTGAACACCACAGCAGCTCTCGTAAAACAGGCTGCGCAGTGGGTTATCACTACTGCTGCCACCGCCGCACAGACAGTGGCCACATGGGCACAAAACGCCGCCACGGTCGCCGTTACGGCGGCAACATGGCTCTTTAATGCCGCTATGGCTGTGCTTACCTCCCCTATTACTCTCGTTGTGGCGGCCATCGCCGCCCTTATCGCTATCGTATACCTGCTGATTACCCACTGGGATCAGGTCAAAGCTGCCGGTGCTGCAGCGTGGGACTGGATAAAAAATGCATGGAGCGTTGCGAGTGCGTGGATGAACACCAATGTAGTGCAGCCTATCAGCAAGTTTTTTGCGGGACTGTGGACAGGGATTTCCACGGCGGCAGGGAATGCGTGGAAGGGCATCAAAGACGTTTGGGACAAGGCTTCCAGCTGGATAAAAGAACACGTGATTGATCCCATCGAAAAAGGCGTGAAAGGCTCCATCAATAACATGATCGGCATGGTAGAAGGTTTTGTGAACAGTTTTATCGGTGGTGTCAACAAGATCATCGAAGCGCTAAATTCTATCAGCATCGATGTTCCGAAGAACATCCCAAAAATCGGCGGTATCAAGTTCGGCTTTGATATTCCGACACTCGGAAAGGTATCCATCCCCCGCCTTGCCACCGGCGCCGTTATCCCGCCACGTGCGGAATTTGCAGCAATCCTCGGCGATCAGCGCGGCGGCACGAACATTGAGGCCCCGGCAGACCTGATTCGCAGCATAGTGGCAAGTGAGATTGATAAACTCAACATTCAGCCGCAGGTCAATGTGATTGCTTCAGGTGATAACGCAGGATTTATTCGCTGGGTAAAATTCGAAGTGGAGCAGGAAAACCGCCGGGTCGGTCCTGCGTTTGCAGTAGGAGGTGGTCGCTGATGCTCATCATCGACGGAGCGAAATTTGATATCCCGATTGTCAGCCTAAAGCGCACCGCCGAATTTTTGGATAAGTACGCAAAGCGCACTGAGGATGGAAACCTACAGCGCAAGCTGATTGGTGTCTATTTTAATTATCAGCTGAAGCTGGCCCGCAGCACTAGGGCTGGCAAAGCAGAGTATCAAAAACTGTGGGATAAACTGACAGAGCCGGTAGAGTTTCATACGGTAGTCGTACCAGACGAATCCGGGAGCTACACCTTCACGGCCTACTTTGCAAATGTCGGCGACGAGCTGCTTACGCAGCAGGCCGGGGAAAACTACTGGAAAAATCTCACGGTGAACTTTACGGCAAAGGCCCCGGCGCGGAAGCCAGTTTAAGGAAGTGATCGCTTGGAATATACCGAAATTACACTGGATTTGATCGACGTCACCGCCAAGGATGACAGCACGCCGGTGGCAACAGATATTCAGCCGTTTGCGGATACCACACAGCTCAAGCACGACGATCTGTCTGTTCCGGACTATGCAACGCTGGAAGAGGGTTTCTTTCTTCTGGATGGTAGCAAAACGTTATTCCCTGACGCTCCCGCGGGTATGGATTTCGGGTATTGGAGTCAGAGCATGTCCGGCGCGGACGGAGTTTTAGAAAACCCGCCCGTGCTGGAAATCTCTTTCACAGAGCAGCATACCAGCGCTGGGCTGACGCTTCACTTCCTGCCGGACTATCCCGCGCTTATCAATATTCAGTGGTACACGCTCGCCGGCGTGCTGATCATCAGTAAGGATTTTTCCCCGAATGCGCTGAACTATTTTTGTGAATGCCCGGTTGAAAATTTCGGTAAGCTGGTCATTACATTTAAAGGCACTACGAAACCGTATCGGTACATCAAGCTGCGCGCTATTGATTACGGAACCTTCCTTGTTTTCTCCGACACCGACGTGGTGGAAGCCAAAATCACTGAGGAAGTTGACCTGATTTCCAACACACTCAGTATCAACATGGCAAATTTCACGCTGCACAGCCCCACGGATGATTTCAATTTGCTCAACCCGCAGGGCGTCTTTAAATTATTTCAGCAGGGCCAAAAAGTGCGCATCCGGCATTTCCTCGACACTGGCCCGGTGCAGATGGGAACGTACCGCCTGGCAACCTGGCAGAGCGCCGACGCATCGACCGGCCAGTTTACTGCCAATGCCAGCGTAGGCGAGCTGGATAAAACCGATTTTAAACTCGGGAAAATCTATGTGAACGAGCCGGCCGGAAATATCATCGACGAGATCATGGCGTCCGCTGGCTGGACAGATTATGAAGTTGAGGACGAGATCCGCGCCTCCCCCCTCTCCGGCTGGCTGGCGATCAGCACACACCGAACCGCTTTGCAGCAGGTAGCGTTTGCCGCCGGCGCCATCGTGGACGACAGCCGGGGCAGTGCAATCCGCATTTATTCGCAGCCGCCGACCTACAATCATCTGATTCCCCGGTCGCGGAAGTTTACCGGCGGCTCCGTCAAGCTTCTGTCATATATCTCAGACGTGTCTTTGACAGCGCACAGCTATGCACCGAAAGCGGAGGCTGAACAGATCTTTCAGGGAACGCTTACCGCCGGCCTGCATGAAATCCAGTTTGACGCGGCCTGTACAGATCTAACCATCACAGGCGGCGCTATTGCCGAGCAGCACCCGAATTATGTTGTGGTGACCGTGGAAACCGATGGAGAGGTCACGATTACCGGCCGCAAGTATGAGGACCATCCGACCGTCTGTTTACGCGCTGCTGAAAAGCTTCCGGCCGGCGCCGCGCGGAATACGATCAAGTTCGACAGCGCCACGCTGGTTTCCGGCATGAATGCCGCTGCCCTCGCACAGCGGCTTTACGAATATTATCAGCTCCGCTATCAGACCAGCACGTCCATCATCCTCGATCGGGAACGCGCTGGTGAAAAGGTTGCCTTGCAGCACACAGACGGCACCGGATACACGATGGACACGGTCGAAAAGATGGACATTGACTTGACCGGTGGATTTGTGGCGAATGCGACGCTGATCGGCAATGGCATTGATATTGTGCAGGCATATTACACCGGCGAACTCTACGCCGGGCAGGATACGGGGGTGCTGTGATGGCTTGGATTGACCCGGTTTACGACCGGACGCAGGGTGACATTGACAGCCAGACGCCCAAGGGCTATTGCAATGCCGACGACCTGAACCGCATTGAGCAGAACTGTGAATATCTGGCGGGTATCTTCGGCGTGTCCGTGCAAACCCGCGCATGGAGCCGCACAGACTTCCCGACGCCGAGTGAATTTGAGCGAATCCTTGCAAACCTGAACACCCTACGTGCGGCCTATTTTGTGTATCAGTCAACACCTGCAACGCCGCAGAATCCCGTGAACGAACATCACAAAGCAAACGATATTGAACAAATCCTGCATGACTTATATACGCTCTATGAGGACAACAAACAGGCCATTATGTATGCTGGCGAGCCTTACGCCGGACAAATGATTGGAGTGATTTAAAGCATGGCTTTTCAAAAAAAGGAATGGAAAAACAGGCTATCCGAATTCCCGAACCGGCGGCGCCTGGAGCCGACGGGAATCGAAAATACTTATGATGTGGTACGCGCGGAGGGAAACGTCACCGAAACGGGCGACGCTTTTGCTGAAGAAAGTATGAATGACCTGGAAGAAAGAATCGCCGCGGGGATTGCTGAAAGCGCCGTCTCCACCGCCCTCCACACCCGCATCGGCACGACACACAACCTGGAAATTGAACCGGGCGCGAAAAACCTCACCTTCCTCGCCACGGCTGACCTTGCCGACGGCGACAGCTGGACGGTCAACGGCCAGCCGGTAACGGCGGTGCTGCAAAACGGCGAGTCCCTGCCCGGGGAGCTGTTTAAGGCGGGCTGCTGGGTGACGGGGGTAAGGTTGAGCGACGACGGGACAAAGCTTACCTTTCCGGGCAGAGGTGCAATGCGCGGGCTAACAATTGGTGTCGGTAACGGCGGTACGAGCGCGACATATACCGGTGCTGCTGCGGTATCGATTACTATACCGCGTATTGTGGTTAGTACATCTGCGCCAAGCAGTTTGCTGCCCACCGGAACAATTCACGGGGTGTACTGATATGCCTGAGCTATGGATACCTAGTGGGGGTACAAACCGCAAAATCAAAGAGCTGTATATCCCAAGCGGTGGGGTAAATCGCAAAATCAAAGAGGCATACGCCCCGTCTGGCGGCGTAACCCGAAAGATTTTTAGCGGTGTGAGTGATCCAATACTCGCGCAATATTATAGTGTGAGCGGATCGAGCTCGCTTACCTCGAATACGTTTGCCCAAAATTTATCAGATGCAACTTATATGGCCATAAATGTATCTGCCTACGCCGCAAGCAAGCAATATAATATAACCTCATGCGCATTGTCCTGTGTAATTATTGGAGACACCAATAATTACAGTGGGCAAAATTTGTTGTTGCACAACAGTAGCGGGATAGTCACTTACGCCGCAAATGGAGAGACATTACTAGGGTGTGGCTTATCCATCGATCCATATGCGGGTGCTACCGCCCTTACTGGTGGACAACAAGTACCTATCATCCATAACACGTGGGGGCTTGGCGAGACAGGTACTATAACCAGTGACAGTGCAACGATCATTATGGGGGAGATCCCTCTCACCATTACGCAATATGTAATAAGCTTATGGTTTAACGTGCAAAGTGATTACGGCAAAAGTACAAGTGTAACTATAAAAATCCCGTGGTCAAGTTTGCGGTGGATACCCAATGACAGCAAACCAATCCAATATTCAGGAGGTTAATAAAATGTCACAACAAATCATTTTCGCGGACGGCACAGCGCTCGACGTTGCAAAAATCGACGGCCAGACCATTTACCACCAAGGCGCACAGAGGGATAGCTTGGAGATACAGATCACCAAAGGCACAATCTCTTTTGACGATCTGGACGCACTGACCACCGACAGTGCCAAAACCGACCGTCTGACCATCGTCACGCAGGAAGGAGACACGCAGGAGCAGGCCGTATACGGCCATTATGCCATCCGCACCGCGCTGGAACTCAAGCCGGTAACAATTATCCCGGCTACAGTGGAAGCTCCCGCTGTCACGGAGGACAGGCTTTGCGTCACGCTGGCTCAGCTCACTTATGCAGAGGTGCAGCAGGCGGTGCAGGCCGCCACAATTGATGCTCTCGGTCAACAGATCGTGGCGCTGACTCTGGGAGGTGCAATCTAATGGCATTTTGGACATTAGCATATCAGCGCGGCTGGGCAACTAAGGCACAGCTCGGGCAGGCGGTCGTAAAGACCTTGATTACCGCCGAGCAGTACAAAACCATCACGGGGGAGGATTACGCAGATGCTTAAAGGTATCGACGTCAGCTTTGCCCAAGGCCGTGTTGATTGGGATAAGCTCAAAGGTAATATTGATTTTGCAATTATCCGTTGCGGGTATGGCAACAATCAGACAAATCAGGACGATGTACAATGGGCGCGGAATGTTGCCGAATGTAATCGACTCGGAATTCCGTGGGGTGTGTATCTGTACAGCTATGCGGTGTCCGCAGCAGACGCCGGGAGCGAGGCGGCGCATGTTCTGCGGCTGCTCAAAGGGCTGAAACCCACATACCCGGTATATATCGATATTGAGCATGACACGGCGTTTAGAAGCCGGGCACTGTCTACGCAGATTTGCAAGATTTTCTGCGAGACAGTTTCCGCTGCCGGATATACCGCCGGAGTGTACGCAAACAAAGATTGGGCAACAAACCGGCTCGACATGGCGCAGCTCGCTGCATGGCCGTTCTGGCTGGCGCAGTATAACAACAAGGTGACCTACACAGGTAAATATGATATGTGGCAGTATAGTAGCAGCGGGACTATGCCTGGCATTTCTGGCAAGGTGGATCTCAATTACTGCTATAAGGATTTTGCGGCAACCACACCGGTTATCACCGGCCTGACGCTCGACACCAGCAGCAAAGACATGGCTTCCGGGGATAAATACACCGTCTTGGCCAAATGTAAGGACAAGCCCGCCGTTACCACCACCGGGCGCGATGTGATCGCCGTATCGGAACCGCGCCTTGACCCGAAAGGCCGCGGCTGGCTGATCGACGTGCAGGGCCTGCCGCCGGAGCCGGTGGCAAGGCATGGACATATCAAAGTAACTGCTGGCGGCCAGACCGCGCAGTGCAATTTTAATGTTTTGTGAGGGGGATAACATAATGGCTTTATCTGCAAAATCAATCTACATTTCGGGGCTGACCGTCCTTTCCGCTGCCGGAGCCGCCATTTTATCTGCTCTGGGCGGCTGGGACGATAGCCTGCAATTTTTAATCGGTATCATGGCTGTAGATTACCTGCTGGGTGTCTTGATCGCGCTGGTCTGGCATAAGTCGCAAAAGACGGCAGACGGCACGTTCGAGAGCAACGCCAGCCTCAAGGGCCTGCTCCGTAAATTCAGTGTGCTGCTGGTAGTTTACGTCGCGGTGCAGCTCGATACCGTAGCCAATACCGGCGGGTATCTGCGCACAGCTGTGATTCTGTTCTTTATTGCAAACGAAGGCTTTAGTATTGTTGAAAATTTTGGCATCATGGGTGTACCTATGCCGGACGCGGTTAAAAATGCGTTTGCGGCCATTAAGAGTAAGGCAAACAAAACCGAATAGATATGGCAAATCCCGCCCTGTGTAAATGCAGGGCGGGATTTTTGCGTTGTAGTTCCATTCCTTACCAATGGTAAATTTTATCCATTGTAAATACCGGGATTTTCAGGTAGGCTATAAATGGATATTACATATTGAGGATGAAAATT